TCCGTATCTTTAAATGTATCTTTAATGCTGCCTTGAAATTCTGAGGATCCACCCGCCGCAGCTACCTCGTCAGGAAACATCTCCTCTACGTCTTTCGATACATTTCTTCCGAATGTCGGTCCTTGCCTATTGTCCTTCGGATCAATGCTGTAGTCTCGTCCAAGGGCATTCGTGCCCTCTATCTGCTTAACAGCATACCAGTTTCCACGTTCATCCTGCCTGACCTCTCCAACTTGAGATTGCGCTGAAGCAGATAACTGAGGTCCGTCGTCATCGTCACTGCTAGAGGATCCACCTCCTCCTCCACCGCCGCCGTTGGTCTCAAATACTATTGCATTCCAAAATAGAGGTACACCAAATAGATCTTGTTTCATGCTATCTTCCTATGCCATTTCTCGTCACGAGTAGATCCGTTAGGATATACCCGCAACCCCTTGCCAATTTCTACGTCAGGATAATGCTTGAACATAAATTTCTGAATACCCCGTATAAACTTTATAACCTCTCGCCGTCCTGCACGACACTGGAACTTCGGGAAAAATAAAACCCCCTCCTCACGAGAATAAACCTCGTCCCCGTTCCATGAATCCAACTCTAACTCTTTTTCTGTAAAAAATCCATAGGTAGCAAACCCTATCAAATCTTCACCACGCTTGTGTAATAAAATCTTACCATGTTTCACAGCATAATAAATAGAGTTCCTATTCTGCCATAAAGTGGTCTTGTCGTAAAATCTATCACGTAACACCAACTCCATAACTTGACCAAGTACCCTATGATCCACGTCTCGCCCTCAAAGCTGCCGCTATCCCCGCTGCCATCTCTGGATCAACCATGCTGCTGTCCATCCCCGCTAATGCTCTCGCGGCACGCTCTAATCGATCCCCGGATCGAGGTCCTTGAGACACGGTCACCGCTTCAATACCCTCCCTGCGACTAACAGTAGGTGTGCCAGAAAACTTACGTCCATAGTCCGATAAACTTGTTCCTTGAGCATCGCTCGGATTATATTGACCCGCTGTCTCCAGAAAAAGTCTCATCCCAGATTTACCACCCAAATGTGCCATGCCCAACAACGCAGTAGGCGTGATTTTTACACCACCAATATTCTTTCCGTAGTATTCACCCAAGTTATTTGCTTCGATAAACTTCATTATATCGCGCTCGTGCCAACCCTGCACCCGCTCCTGAAGCTTCGGGTTCTGACGAAACTCTTCCATACTAAAGCTTTCACCAGTCTCTTTTATGTAATCTTCTAACCTATCACGACCAAATTGATAGGCACCTGTGTAACCCTGCCTGTTTACTGCACCGTAATTCCCGCTGCTTTCACTCTGACGTAAGGCATCTCTAAAATTTACAGCCATTCTTGGTTCCTTAAAAATGCTGAATGCAGCATACAACAAACCCAAATGAAAATATACCCGCGATTTTTTTGGAGGCCTGGGACTCCTTCCAATGAAAATATACACGAATGAATTTACAAAACCTTGTGTGTCAGCGAGTTCCACACAACCACGCGCCGCTGTCAAGGGGGCCACCCCGATTTAATTTTTTTGTGAGCGGCTCGGATCGGTCGGAGTAACCCCCGTCCGGGCTTCAGCTGCAAGCGATCGAGGCTAATAGGCTACTTGGATTTTCTTGGTCAAAGGGCTTGACTACTTGTAAAATATAGTTCATAACATAGTTATGAAGCATGGTGCTTCATCTTAGAAATGATCAACAAAAAAGGAAATGATCATGATTTTTAAATCTCAGTCAAAAGGTGAGCTTCTTGTTGCCACCGATCTTAGCAAGCTAACAAGTTTAGCTGATGCAATTAAAGACGCTATACCTACACAGGAATATAGCTATATGGTTAGCGATCTAGAAGATCTTCTAAAAGAAGTTAATAAGGTGATTGTTGCAGGTGCTCAAGCGATTGCGCATGAAGCACAAGTTGCTCAAGAACTTGCGGAATCCCGCGAGAAAAAAGCGACACGTGACGTTATCGAAGCTAAAGAGAAAATCGAAGCAAAGCGTGCTTCTTAATCTAAACCCTAGCGCCCTCAGTATTGGGGGCGTTTTTTACAAGGAACTAATAAAATGAATATTCAACAATTCGCAGAAGTTCTAGAACTTGCAACTGATCTAGAGGCTAACGGTGACTATAAGACTTCTTATGAGTACTTAGTAAGCCTTAAAAAAGATATTGAAAACACTCTTAAAGAGCGCATTCAAGAAGTTGAAGCACAAGCTATTGAACTTCAATTAGCTGAACGTGTGCATTCACACTATCAGTACAGAGCACCTAATAAAGCACAATACATTGCCTTGCATGGTGCTAAAGCTTTTGAAGCTAACGCGACTGAAGTTTCTTATTCTAAATTAGAATGGAAGTAGTCGTTTGGATATTAGTGATAATAGCGGTATTTGTTGCCGCTATTATTGAGCGTTTAATCATTAATCGGAGAAAAAATAAATGAATGATTTAGCACAATTTACTGGTACTGAGGCATACCATGCCTTTACACCTTTTTACAAAGACGTTCTAACGGACGGAACTAAGTACTTCGCAGAAAGTAGACAATGCTTCTGGCTATTTGATGCAATCACGTCTCATATAAATGAAGATAGTTTTCAAGGGCATGATTTTTTAACTATAAAAATCCGAGCCGCTGATAACGACTTTACGTTAACTATTGAGGACGGGAACGGTAAAGAGCTTGCAAGGCAAACTGGTTGGACGGATCTAGAAGCCGATCAAATGTTTTTTGCAGCCCCTTATGATTACTATGAGAATGGTAAACCTAAGTTCTGCATAATGCTTACAAGTGAATACTAAACTGGGGGCGCTCCTAGCGCCCTTTTTTATTTGCCTCGATCGGCTGCAGCTTGGACATTTTTTTGGGAAAGCCGGACCTGGCCCTATCATTTCTTTAATATATCTTAATCTATTAAAGCCCCACGCGCCAACCTGGAATTGACTATAATTGAATCCCGACCCGACCCGACCCGACGAATCTATGCTTGTATTTCCCGACGTATTTTAGTAATATTTTCTTAGGCGTTATGCCTTTTAATAATCAACCATAGGAGTTCTTTTCATGGAAAAAAGAATAATAAAAGATCAGGGATTATGTCCCGTTATTAAATTAACAGAATGTCATTATCCAGACGGATCATTAGTCAACCATTATAGTGGCGCAGGCGTCGCACTAATCGCGTGCAAAGATAACACTATATTAGACCTTGAGTATTTAACTGAAGATCCGTTTTCAAACTTAAACTTTCTAATGAAACATTGGAAAGACAAAAACAGAGTTTACATAGGTATGTGCAGTTGTGTTGAACTTTGCGAACCGCAAGAATTAATCTTCGGTCAAAAATTCTCAATGCCTAAGTTAGTTGATCAAATGGACAATCATATGATCAAACACAATTTAACCATGGTTCATTAGTATGGTTAACAAACAATTAAACAATGGGATAATCTACGAAGGTCCGTCGTTAATCGACGGATCACCCATTGTAGTGATTGCAACCTATAGTGGCCGCAATCGCAAAACTGGTTTAGTCTTACAAACTTACATTCTTTTAAGAGACGTTGATCCGAGATATGCAAGTAAAAGCGGATTAGATTATTCTATTTGCGGCAATTGCACAATGAGAGGTGAAGTAACAGCGGATCCTAAAAGAGTAATTGCAAAGAATAGACGCTGTTATGTAAACCTAGGTCAAGGGGTTCTTTTAGTCTGGAAAGCATACAAACGCGGTGTTTACCCGAAAGCAGAAACTCAACCCGATAGGATATTATTAGGATTAGATCGAGTTGTCCGCGTCGGAACCTATGGCGATCCTGCTGCTGTTCCTGCTCACGTATGGACGCAATTGTTGAGTGAGTGTAAAACTTTCATGGCATATACTCATCAAAAACCATGGCGACCAGACATAGCAATGCAATCAGCGGATAGTTATATTGAAGCTGCAAGCCATTGGTCGGCAGGTCGTAGGACATTTCGAGCCATTGCAAACATAGGCGAGTTAGACAAAAATAACGAAGTTTTATGTCCTGCATCTAAAGAGGCCGGATTTTTAACACAATGCGAAAAATGCAGACTTTGCCGAGGCTCAGTCAAGGCTAAATCAATCGCGATAGTGGAGCATTAAAAAAAATGACAAAAGAAGAAGCATGGAAAATTATTGGTAATCAACCAGAGTATGCAATTAAAAACATGGTTAAGGCATTAAATATGCTTACTTGGTTAAATACTGAGGAAGATAAATTAAGATTAGAAGCCGCAAAAATTTGCCTCAAAACTAAAAATCCAAAGTATGAATAAAACTTTAAACACTAAATCCTGGGAGCTTCGGCTCCCCTTTTCTTTTCCATAAAGTATTTATCTAGATATATAAATAAATCTTGAACTGTATCGAACCGAGATCCAGTAAGCCCCGACCCCGACCCGACTACCCCGACTCCCGACCCGACAGCCACGCCCGACGTGGCCAGATCCGTCAACCCAAATTCGATCAATCGCGATCCTTGATCCCCTTCAAATAAAAATAGGTGCTTGTGCGAGAGGGTCTTTACTAAGATAAAATTATGCCCACCTCTTGCCCAATACGCCATATTCCACGCAACTTGATGTGGAGACAGGTTTACCGAATTACCTTTGCTTACTTTTAATTCGAACCAAAACGCACGACCATCCCACATGAGATGCACATCAGGAACACCGCCCCCATGTTTATTTTCAATCCTCGTTGCGAAGCACTTCTTCGGTAAGTTCTGCCTTATCGTGTTCCAAAAGTTCGACTCTGGACCTTTGCTCATTTGTTACATCCTCAAAATCCCCATCGATGGTGAAAGCTTGGGGGTACTTTTTTTGTAAATCAGCTAACCTTGCGACAATCTCATCTCGGGATAATTGATCCATTGTGTTTATGTTTTCTCTTCGATCTATCGTTAAACCACCTAAAGCAGACCTGATCTTTTCAGCATTTACAGCAGCAGAAAATTGACCTGCGTCTTCAGCACCTCGGGATAGTTGATGAAATCTTTCTAATTGACCCATCAAGGTCACACCATACATACGTTCTTTTTGTTCTCTAAGTTCCCCGATGTATTCGACCACATGGGGATAGTCTCTACCATTTAACAAAACGGATGCTTGTTTAGCAGCAATGTCTGGGGAAAATCCGGCTTTTCGGGCACAATCAGCATTTGAGTAAACACCCTCTACAATATACTTAGCGAAGGTTTGTTGTCTGGATGTCAGTGTTCGATTATGCTCTTCCTCAATTTTCTTTTTTACAGAGGGCATTCAAGTATCTCCTGTTTTTTACGACCATATACCAAGTAATCTGCTCTTTTCAAGAAAATGCCGAGATATGCAAAAATTGCAAGAGGTTTAGCCGTTGCACATACCTATAAGGCTTTTTTTCCCAGAAATTTGTAAACAATGTAAACAGGCGTAAACAGCAGGGCATCGTATAAGTGTTGGTTTCTGTTATATTTTTTGTTTACTGTTTACGGTGTTTACGGTGTTTACGGTGAATATA